TTAGTATGAAAAACCTTGATTTAATAAGCGAAGAACTCTTTAACAAAATACGTGGAAGATTCCCTACGGTAACTATAGGTAACGAAGAAGGTGTTGTTACAAATAAACCTAACGAGGCTAGATTTTTCGATTTTGATTATAAAGAGGGACCAAAGTCTTTAGGAAAAATAAGTATAAGTGTAGATGAAAGTAATTTAAGCGTCATGTATAGTAATAACTTTGTTGAAGGACAAGACGAAGTTACGAAAAATAAGTGGTATGATTTTTTAAAAGAACTTAGATTTTTTGCTAAAAAGAGATTACTGAATTTTGATACTAGAGACATAACTAAAAGTAACTTAAATAAAAGGGATTATAAATTTTTAGCAAAAGACTCCGGAGAGGAAAAAATGACCGAATCAAAAATGTATGGAACAAGTAAAACAAGTTACCAAGATATAGGAACTGCTAGGTTAGCACTAAAGCACAATCAAGCAGTCAATCAGGAACTTGCTAGTGGAAGGACTCAGCATGTAGATGCAATTTATATTGAAAGTGCTGAAGGAGAAAGATTTAAGTATCCGTTTAAACATTTGAACGGTGCAAGAGCAATGGTACGCCATGTAGCTGAAGGTGGAACACCATATGATAACTTTGGTAAGCACATTACAGGTTTATCAGAAGAATTATACAAGTTAAAGAAATTTAAAAGTTACATGAATCGGTCAGGTGTAATGGCAGAAGGACTTTCTCAATATATGGATGTTGTTAATGACAGAGTGCTAACTGTTAAAAAAACAGTAGAAGGATTGCAGAAAGAAAAATTTTATAAAGAAGCAATTGAAAACTATGCTGTCAAAGAAGTAAAAGAAGTTCCAGAAGATGTAGCATCAAATTGGATTGACCAGTTGACTATAAAACAATTTAATGAAGAACTAAAGGATGTTTTCCCATACATTTACAACCTTGTTAATGAAACTAGTCAAGTACAAGAACTAAGTCCAGAGCATTTTACCGAAGATGATGCATATTTTGACTACACTAAAATGGCTAAAGATGTTGCTTCACGTTATGGTGAATCAATATCAATAGACGAATTAGAAGAATGGGCAGACGATAATGTAGACGATCCACATATGATTGAAATGGACGAGTTAGCAAGAGCAGTAGAAGAATCAGGTGTTGACATACATCATTCAGATGATGACGGACAACCTAGCTCCTATGACGAGTACCAAGATCTTTATGGTGGCGACGATTATGATCATGGACAGTTTGACAGCTTTGAGTCATGGGCAGATGACACAGTAGATTCTGCACTAAAAGAAGAACCAAGAATTAGAATGGCTGATTTAGCAGATATTGATGACGCATGGCCTAAAATATCCCAACTAAAAATGAAGTTGCATGATCAAGGTATGGAGCCTGAAGAGGCACAAGATGCCGCCGCAGAAAAATTAGGATATGATCCTGAAATGGTTGATCATTATCTCAGATACAAATTTGGTGAAAGCAGTGAATTAGACGAAGGCTATATGAAAGGCTACAAAAAATATCACTGCAAAGACTGCGAAGACACTATGCATATGCCTACTACAAAGTGTAGCCATGATTCACACGATGAGTCAGGAGATTGGTGGAGAGATGAAGATGGCAATGGTGTGCCAGATATAATGGAAAACAAAACTCCTGGAGACAGCCATTATAACAAAGAACTTGCAATGGACATGCTAAAGAAAAAGGGCATTACAAATCCATCACATGGTGAATTAATGGCGGCTATTAAACAGATAGAAATGGGCGAAAGTGAAGAAGAAAAACAAATGCCAATTACAGAATTTGTTCTTTCAATGTATGATAGACACACAGGACAGTTTCCAAAAGGCGAAACTGCTATACTTACTGCTATTGAAAAAGATTACGGCGAACAGTATATTACTCCAGCCAAAAAGTTTATAGAAGCTATTAATAGCAAGTACGAACAGATGATGACACAAGAACCCGAGGCAAACACTGAATTAGACAGCATACTTCAACTCTCAGGCCAAAAATATTAAATAATTTCAAGAATTTAGCAGAAAGAGGTTGACTTCTGCTATATAAAAGTGTAGTATATATAATATAAACGTGCTACACAGCAAGGCACAAAACGCTATAGGCAACAATAAAAGGAGGCATATTATGGCATCATTGGCTGAAATAAGAGCAAAGCTCAAAGAGCAAGAATCACGAACAGGTGGTTCAAATACCGGCGGCGGCGACAACGCAATTTACCCATTTTGGAATATTAGAGAAGGCGAAAGCGGAGTACTGCGATTCCTTCCTGATGGAGATGATTCGAACACTTTCTTCTGGAAAGAACGTTTGATGATTAAACTTCCGTTCAGTGGAGTAAAAGGTGAAACTGATTCACGCCCAGTTCAAGTACAAGTTCCGTGTATGGAAATGTATGGCGATACTTGTAACATTTTAAATGAAGTACGTGGCTGGTTTAAAGATCCAAGTCTTGAAGACATGGGTCGTAAATATTGGAAAAAGCGTTCTTATCTTTTCCAAGGGTTTGTAACTGAAAACCCACTTTCTGAAGATACTACTCCAGAAAATCCTATCCGTAGATTTATAATTGGTCCACAAATCTTTCAAATTATTAAACAGGCTCTTATGGATCCTGATATGGAAGAGTTACCAACAGATTATACTGCTGGTGTCGACTTTAGATTAAACAAAACATCTAAAGGTGGATATGCTGATTATAGCACATCTAATTGGGCTCGTAGAGAGCGTCCATTGTCAGACAACGAGATGTCTGCAGTTAATACAAATGGACTATTCAATTTAAGTGACTTCCTTCCTAAAAAGCCTGCAGAGGTTGAGCTGAAAGTCATGCAAGAGATGTTTGAAGCATCAGTTGACGGTGAAGCATATGATCCAGATAAATGGAGTCAATATTTCCGTCCAGCTGGCATGAGTGCCAGAACTGGTGATCCAAACAAGGCTTCAAAGAACGGTACTGCTACGTCAATGACTGCTCCTGAAGCAAAGTCTGAAACACCTGTTACAGAATCTGTAACACCTGAAGCACCTGTTGAAACAGTTGCAGAAGCTCCTAAAGCTGAAGCACCTGTTGAAGATACAAAAGCTGAAGGCAATGCTTCAGATATTCTTGCAATGATTAGATCAAGGCAAAACCAATAAAAATAGCTAAGGGTGTTGCATAATTGTAACACCCTATTAACTTAGGAGAGATATATATGGCGAAGGCATTTGACCCAACTAAATTTAGAACTGCGTTAACCAAGTCTATTACAGGCATGAGTGCAGGATTCAACGATCCTACTGATTGGATTAGCACAGGTAACTATGCACTCAACTATCTTATTAGTGGCGACTTTCACAAAGGTGTGCCAATGGGTAAGGTAACTGTTTTTGCAGGCGAATCAGGCGCAGGTAAAAGTTATATCTGTGCAGGTAATATTGTAAAAGCGGCACAAGATCAAGAAATATTTGTTGTATTGATTGATAGTGAAAATGCACTAGACGAGAAATGGCTACATGCACTGAATGTTGATACAAGTGAAGATAAACTACTAAAACTAAACATGTCTATGATTGATGACGTTGCTAAAACTATTAGTACGTTTATGTCAGACTACAGAGACATGCCAGAAGAAGATAGACCTAAAGTACTATTTGTAATTGATAGTTTAGGCATGTTGCTAACACCTACTGACGTTGATCAATTTAACAAAGGTGATATGAAGGGTGACATGGGTCGTAAGCCTAAGGCACTAACTTCGCTTGTTCGTAACACAGTTAATATGATTGGTTCACACAATGTAGGACTAGTATGTACTAACCACACATATGCATCACAGGATATGTTTGACCCAGATGATAAGATATCTGGAGGACAAGGTTTTATCTATGCATCAAGTATTGTTGTTGCAATGAAAAAGTTAAAACTAAAAGAAGACGAAGATGGTAACAAAGTTACCGACGTGCGAGGCATTCGTGCTGGTTGTAAGGTAATGAAGACACGTTATGCAAAACCATTTGAAGGTGTGCAAGTGAAGATTCCATATGAAACAGGCATGAATCCATATAGTGGTCTTGTTGACTTATTTGAGAAACAAGGCATTTTAGTTAAGGACGGTAATAGGTTAAAGTATACTGATCCTAATGGAACTGAACATAAAGAGTATAGAAAAAACTGGGATGGTGCAATGTTAGATCTAGTAATGAGAGATACCGACGGTAATGAATTAGTCGAACAAATTGAGGAGAAATTGGTAAATACCCCAAAGCAAGAAGAGGAGGTTTAACCAATGGACGAACAACAGATTGTTGACATCTGGACCGTTTTCAAAGATACTGTTGATAAAAAGCAAGTAGACGTTACTGCTGAAAGATATATAGAAGTTTGTGCAGACTTTGGAGCAGACGACGAACAGTTCAGAGCGGCACTAGGTAGTTGTAACATACTAGACGAAGCAATTACTTACTATCTCGACTTAGATACAGACTATACCGAAGAAGACGAGTACGGTGAGGATTATTAATGGGATGGTATAGCGAAGTATCACGTGACATAAGCAAGATACCAGGAGCAATCGCACACTATGAGTCAGAACTAAATGACGCTCGTAAAGAAGTTAAATTAGTTGGCAATGTAGAGAAAGCTTCAGCCGCTATGCCAGGCCTCGTTGAACAACGATTTAATCAGTTACAAGAAATAGAAGCAATACTACACTACATGAATATTGAACTACGTAGACTGCGTAGTTCTTTCTTTAAAAAATATTTAGAAAACTACCAACGTGCATTATCAAGTAGAGATGTAGAAAAGTACGTTGACGGTGAAGCTGATGTTGTTGATTATGAAAAAATAATTAACGAGTTTGCCTTGCTACGAAATAAATGGCTAGGAGTCTTAAAGGCACTAGATCAGAAACAATGGCAGATAACTAATATAGTAAAGTTAAGGGTAGCAGGCATGGAAGATGCAACATTGTAATGTTTTAATTGGATGTGATCAAAATTACTACAACGACTGGGCTATAAACTTACTACTAAGTATTAAGCATTTTAACCCATGGATAACCTGCCACGTACACATTGTAAATCCAAAAAAGTATAAGAAAATTGAAGGTGTAAAGTACACTACTGAGAAACGTAGCTTTGCAAATGAATCTGTACGAATAGGTTATTTACAGAGTGTAAGATTTTTAAAAGTTGCTGATAAATTTGCAGACCAAGATTATGTTATGACATTAGATGCCGACACTATTTGCACTAGAGAAACTACTCCTGAAAAATTTAAACACATAGCAAATAAAATTACAATGCTAAGACATCTTAAAGATTTTCATTGGTTAGCAGGACTAGTAACATTTGGCAATAAACAGTTTAGGCAAGAACTTGCAGACAAGTTACTTGAAACTCCGGTAAATGAATGGGCACCTTTTCATGACCAAAATATACTTGAAGAGCTTACTAAGAAGTATACCTACAACGAACAGTATCCAAAACATTATTGGATGAGCATTGGAAAAAACGGACATAAAAGTGTATTTCTTACATTAAAAGGTGCACAAAAGACCAAAGACAAATATTTAAAAATTTATAACGAAACAGTAAAACAGTTACAATGAAAATATTAATTACAGGAGCAACAGGATATATAGGAAGTCACCTTTGTAAAATATTAAAAGAACAAGGTTATTTTGTAACAGGTTGTGATATTAATATACACGGAGTACATAATGATATACAAGGCTATGTAAATGAATTTGTACTTGCAGATATAACATCAAATAACTTGCATGGAGAATTTGATGCTGTAGTTCATTTGGCGGGAAGAAGTGTTGTACCTTTAAGTTTAAAAAATCCATCAGAATATTATAGAGTGAATACACTAGGAACATTAAATTTATTAGAGAATATAAAAACAGATCATTTTATATTTGCTAGTTCTAGTAGTGTATTTGCAATGGCATCCCCTTATGCTAGAAGCAAAGCAGGTGCAGAAGATATAATTCAAGAGAAAGCAAACAATCATACTATTTTCCGTTTCTTCAATGTAAGTGGTACTGATGGTACTAATAAGCAGTTAGGTCCAGCTACCCATCTTATTAAAGTTGCGGCAATGGCGGCATCAGGAAAAATTGACCACGTCAAGGTATACGGAAACGACTATGACACTAGAGACGGAACTTGTATTAGAGATTATATACATGTATTAGATGTTGCTAATGCTATATCAAATGCAATAAAAATGGGTCCTTCAAATA